TCGTCATATGGTATCTCTCCAATCGTCTGCTTCATGATAATAATTGAGCCTGATCTAAAGGCTGATATTCCGTGACCACTTCGAGATGCGCCTTTGAATCGCCATTCAAAACGATGACGGCATACGTAGCAGGTCATTGTAGATCAGATCGTCAAACGTGCCCACTCGTTCGTGTGTACACACAGTATGACACAGCAATCATTCTATTTTCAATAGGCGCGACGGAAGTTATCGCCATTTAGCAACATTATTTTGTGCTAAAATCTGATTTTTCGATTCTAACAGTGTCAATCATACTCTGCATCGAAATACCTATCTATCGACTTTACAGTTTTGAGGGGTATTTTGCTTGACCGCAAATATACGCACTCCCCAGCGAACGGTATCCGCTATGCAGCGATTCGCTGTTTCACAAAAGAACCGCACAGAGGCGATAACTATTTCACCCTTTTCGCTATCCTTGCTTTTCAGCGCAAAAAACAGGTGATTCGCAACCCTTAGATGTACAAAAACAGGCAGCACCCAACCGACGTTGAGTGCCGCCTGTTTTGTTGCCCAATCCTGCTTGGCAGATGCCGATTTTGTAGTTTTCTCAAATTACTGTCTTATCGGCACACGGCATATGTTTGTCCGTTTTTTGTGGATGCTCCAAACAGTTAAATATCCGCAGCGTTCCAAGCCCCCGACTTTTCACACTTTATCGAAAGTTTTGAAGTTACACATGAGTTTCAATACTGTCCCAATCCTTTGGCTTGAATGACGTGCAGGAATGGTTAGAGCATCCTGATATAAAGATGACGGCGAATATTTACGGACATTTGGATACCAAAAGAAAGCAAGGCATTGCAGCAAATATGCAGCGACCTTTGCCTGCTGGATAAAATCGGTTAGAACTGGCCCTATTTTCACCGCAAAAAAGCAAAAAAATAAAACCGCCAAGTTCTTTCAAACTTAGCGGTTCCGTGTTGAAAAACTCAACTCACTGTTTGGTCCGAGTGGCGAGAGTCGAACTCTATTACATTAACGTATTATCGTATAAAATACTGTATGTGCACCAGAATTGCACCTGTGCAATTTGACGGAAAACTTTGCAGCCCTATATTTGGTATTGCAAATCTCACCCTATAATAATGGACAAAACTTTTATTTAGTTCTTTTCAAATCGTGCATCAATCCTGCATACGTTTCCGGTTTTGCTTCCTTTAGTGCATCCATAAATTCATCTAGCACGCGCCAAGCATGGCCGGAATCTGCACTTTTCATGGTTTCCAAAAATTCACTCATTCTACAACACACTCGTAATATTTTTCCACTTTGTTTTTGGAAGCATCTTTGTCATTGATGAATGCCGCCGCCAAGTCTGCATAGAATTCAGCCATGTTCACGTTGTGCTTTTTAGCTGCCGGATAGTAGTCACTGAACATCATATTCATGGCCGCATAGAATTCCTCTTTCGTGCAATCCATCCCACGCGGGGCCATATAAGTAGAGGTCTGTTCTATCGTCCAGTGTTCGCCAGTGGAGCCATCAGCGTTTTCCATGTTATGCACCCATTGTTTCAAGTCGCCGGAATCTTTTGCGATGCGAAGCATTCTTGCAAAGTCATTCATGGCAACGTAACAGCGCACAATGCTTTCAAATTCTGTCAGACTTTTGGAGGATATTGCATCACCCATGCAATAATAGGCTTCTTCCATCAAGCGCTGTTCATAGTCCTCAAAGTCCTTGTATGTAAGCTCTTTCAAGCCTTACACCCCCTGTTCAGCGCATATCCTCCGCATAGCGGCGTTTATATTCGCGGTCATCCTGGTCTGTGTCCATCCGGCGGCGCATGTCATCCGCATAACGGCGGTCACGGCGCATATCGTTGCCATAACTCCCGCGCATTTTTGCTTCCCAACCGCCATCATGGCTGTAACCCTCTTCTTCCATGATGTCATCAAGGTTGGCAATGCTCTGTGTGACCTTGTAAACCACGTCAAGATCACGAACATTCAAAGTGCCGTGACGGGAAACTTCATCCAGTTCATCACAAAGCATTTCCCGGATGTCATTCATTGCTTTCATGCTCATTGTTATTTTCCCCTTTCTTAACTTTCGCGTTCAACAATCAGATTGCTGTTGGATACGGAAATTGCCTGCGTGCTGCTATTTTCCACCGCTATTGTTACGCAGCATCCACGAGGAACCTCTACAAATGCAGCAATGTAAATATTGAAGAAATTTTCAACTGCCGCAGGTGTCACGGTTGCTGTGGCGCTATTCAGCGGCTCACCATTGATTGCAAGAGAAGCTGAAATCGCTTCAACTGTTCCTCCAGTTGGAATTGCAATATTCGCCCCAAACGAAATTTTGAATCGTGCCTTGCACTGATTTGTCAAACCGCGCAGCGTTACAATGCCAGACCCGGCACGGTGAACAATGCAGCTTTTTCCGCAAACTGCCGTTTCGGTAAGCGGCACATTCTGCCCTGCGGCAATGTTCACGATACTGGAATTCGTAAATTCAGCCATAAAATCGATCCTTTCATATAAGTATAGCGGCGGGACTGTTGCCCCGCCGCTTTTTTGCAAAATCAGCACGGAGCTGAACAGTTTCCAATTTGGAAACAGTTGCTATTGCTATTCGGTTTTAGCAGTTGCAGGTGCCGCAATTCCCATACTGATACGGTGCGGGAACGGGGAAAGCCGGAACAGGGCGGGGGTTGTAATAGGCAAGCTGCCCGCTCATATAGGCTTTCAGCGTTTCATTCTGCGCAGCCTGACTTGCGGAAAGCTGTGCAGCAAAAAGCTGCTGGCTCTGCTCTGCAATCTTGGCATCCTTAGCTTCAATGCGCTGCGCCGTCAGCGCGTCAAGCACCGCGCGGGCGTTGGCGTTCTGATTCTCGATGATGTCCCGCGTGCCGTTCTGGATAGTCTGGCGCGTGTCGCAGGCCTGCGTAGCAAGGTTGTAATTTACGCCCTGAATCGCTTCGCGGGTTTCGCAGCAGCAATTGGCCTGCTGCATCTGCATTGCATTCAGCTGCTGCATAAATGCCGCCTGCTGGTTTGCGCGGCTGATTTCCGCCGACATAAAGCCCTGCTGCATAGCGTTCTGCACGCCGTTGACAAGCTGTGCCTGTGCATAGAAACCATCGCACAGGCCGTTGTTTACGTTGTCAATCTTGCGTTCGATGTTGGCAAAATCACTGGTGAGAATGTAGCCGTCAACTGCGCCTGTGCTGCCGTTGCCGCCAAAACCGTTGTTGCCCCAGTTGCCGCCCCAGCCGCAGAAAACGAACAGGAACAGGATAATAATCCACCAAGCACCGTCACCGCCGAAGCCCCAGCCACGTTGAAAAAAATTACTGAAGCTACTGGTTACCCGTTAGATATTCCAGAACCGAAGCAAAAGCAACAAAAGCCACCGATCTCCTCGTCCAGAAATGCCAATCACCCACTGATGAAAGCGATCAAATCCGCAGGCTTAACTGTCCAAGATGTTGCATCTGCTGCAGGGATTTCAAGAGCTTCGTTATATTACTACATGGACGGGACATTTGAACTCAGAGAGGAGAATCTTCAAAAAATAGCTGATTTTATCGGATGCTCTGTTTCCGATCTGAAAATAACTAAAAAATAAAAAGGCCTCTTGCAATTTAGACTGTTGCAAGAGGCCTTTTCCTAACCTAATTTACTTTTTATCGCTCTAACTCTCCGATTAACCGTTCTTTCGCTGCAATACAGCTCTGCCGCAATGTCGGCATTGTGCATCCCGCGCCGCCGCAAATCCAACACGGCGTGTTCGTCATCGGTCAGGTCAAAACAGAGGTCATCATAGTCGCTGCGGCTCATTCGGAAATCAAACTTACTTCCCATTGCCAAAGCCCTCAAGAATCTGCTTGAAAGCCTGGTGCAAACCGGTAGATGCCAGCCCGCTTGCAAGGCCGGACAAAATCACGGTAGCGGTAATTTCAGGCCAATTCATCCAGCATGCCAGTGCGACACCAAGCGCCGCGCAAATGGTGGGGATATAGCGGTTGTCAACATCCTTAATCCACTGCTTGACAATCCAGCCCACGCACAGGCAGATGCCAACAATCACGGGAATCATGTATTCGGACAGAAAAGAAATATCCATTTTGCTTTCTCCTTATCAAATTCTGGTAAAAATTGCTATTGTATAGGCTTAAAATTGCTTTTCACATCCAAAAGCGGGCTATTGGGGGATGTGTTTTATTTTTCAGGCGCTTTTGCTTGCTTCTTCAAGGTCTGCGATTCGATGGTTTGCAACCTTGATTTGTTCTTCCAGCACTGGTACACGCTTAGCAAAGTTGTTGTGTTCGCGCACCTCGCGGGTGAGCTCTTCAATTTTGGTATCAGTCACGGCCTGCGCGGTGGCCATGCGCTGTTCGGTACGGCGGGATGTTGTCAGAGCTGTAATAATCGTGCCAACAACGGAGCATCCCCCGGTAATCAGGGCAACGATGATGGCATCCATGCTCATACCTCCACAATAGGAATTCCGTACTGGACAGCCGCGTCATGTTCAATGCGGCACCCGCGATAGTCCTGCCAGCCAGGGGCGAACACCACAAAATCAGCAGTGCCAAGCAACTTGATGCTTTCGCCCAGATACCACAGCGGCGTTGCGTCAGCAGGGGCGTTCTCAAAAAATGAATCAATGACTGCTAAATTTTCGTGTGTTTTCATGTACACATCAGCAATCAAAACCTTGCGTTCCTTGATAATTTCTTCGTTCGTTTTGCCGCGCATCGGCTGAGAAACAAAAAGTTTTTTCACTGCATCACCCCTCAACATACTCGGCCTTGTACAGCCCTGCGTCAATCAGTTGCAGCTCTGCACACTTGCGCATAATGTACCAGGCATCGCCGCTGGATACCGGCCCAACGTCCAGCATCCACTGGTTGCCATCTGCACAGGTTTCGCGGTACAGGCCGGCGGAGATAAGCCCCAGCCCCTCGCACAGGGCGCGAATGGTTGCGCGGTCGCCGCTGGAGATACGGCCAATGGTAATACGCTGCTTGTCCAGCTTGTTTGGGGTGGTGTCCTCCGGGGTGGGCGCGGTGTGGCCCTGCAAGCCTGCCTGGATCATCAGCTGCTCATAGTCCTTATACACCCGGTTGCAGTCCAGGCTGGTGCCGTAGCCGGGCACGCCCAGCGCGTTGCGG